TCAGCGGTAAGGTCAAGTAACCAAGAACCAACAACGCTACCGCGACGCCATAACTCAGCCACTTCAGCACAGTCAATATCATAGCAATAATCCGCTGGACACTCCATCGGAGCAACTTCAGCGTCACCTGCAGCAACGTATGCCGCTCCAGCATTTGCTTCATGCAGGATATTAAATCCTTCTGCGTATGCTTGCATGATTCCATATTCAACTCCGTTATGAACCATTTTTACAAAGTGTCCGGCTCCTGGTGGCCCACAATGTAACCAACCATGCTCGGCAGATGTTTCGTAACTCAGAGGGTTAGTTCTGTTAGCGGAGCCAATTCCAGGAGCGAGCGCGCGGAAGATTGGAGAGCAGACGGATACTGCAGTATTTGTACCACCAACCATAAGACAGTATCCACGCTCCAGACCGTAAACACCACCACTAGTACCGCAGTCAATATACGCGATGCCGAGTTTAGATAGCCGTTCTGCCCTGTATCGAGAGTCCTTAAAATTGCTATTGCCATGATCAATAATAATATCGCCTTCCACACAAAATTGTAATAGCTCATTGAGTGTTTCCTCTACGGTTTCTGCAGGTACAACCATCATGAATACTCCCGGTACCTTGCCGGTCATATCCGATCCTGTATGGACTACTTGAACAAGGCCTTCCAAAGAAGTGGTATATCCACTGATATAACCCGCTTCATATTGCTGATTTGCTTTTTCAATGTTTTTACGATAACCATGTACTTCGTGACCTGCTTTAATGAGACGGCGGGACATACCTTCTCCCATCCGTCCGAGTCCAATCATTCCAACTTTCATTTGTTTTTTAATAGATTTTCTATTTGTTTTCGAGTGTTGGCCATCTTTTTATTTTCCCGCTCCGCATGTTTGTATCCATGCTTTCCAGAAGATATAAAATGACCTTGACATATCATAGTTATGCCAAAAATAAAGAGAGTTACAACTCCTATCCATTCTACAAAGTTATTTTGAGCCATGGTAGTAGTGGTGGTATTACTCCAATAAGTCGAAGCAAACCCTCAGCAAAAAGTGCAAGAACAACCCACCCAACACACATACTAATAATTGAAGCATTACGATTATGTTTTCGTATGGCGGCATCGATCATCTCCTGAACTTCTTCTTTGGTTGTGTAATTAACTGGTGGATCCCTTTTAAATAAGCTCATGGCGCTAACTCAATAGCTTCCATGAGTTCTCTTGAATGTTGTAACTCATCATTTAGTATCTCTAAGATTTTTTCATCTGGTCCATTTAATGCAAGGTATTTACCATAAGTTGTTGCGGCGTGAATCTCTATTTCATAAGACAGATGGTATGCAGACTTAGGAGCCAGCCAGTAATAAACCACATTGATCCAATAATAGATAAGTACGAGGTGTTTGGCCACAAAGCGATCCACCCAATAAGCGTTACCGCCCCTACTTTCCATATATTCCAAATGTGATGTTTCATTTATGCTTTGCTCAAAATGTTGGATCATGAGATCTAGGTGCTCAGGTCCTCTGAGTCCCATGCTCTCTCGAAAATGTAATACACTTAAAAAGGCAAAATAAGGTGCCCTAGCAATTTCTTCTAGTACCCAAAACCTTTGATAATCTCTACCTCTATAGAGGTAATCTAAAACATCGACTGAAAAGTTTAAAACTAAAGAATTAAGGTTTTTAATCATCGCAATCATTAAATACAGATCCAACTTGAGAACCTACTTCAGAACCGATATTCTGACCTAAGAGCAATGCCCAGCCACCTGCTAACCACCCTATGTAAGGTATGCTAGAAACTGCCGGAACAGCAAGACCAGCAGCTAGGCTACTTCCCGCCATTGCACCTTGTGAGCGTGCTCCAGCGTCCGCCGCTATACACTCGGCGCTTTTCACATGCTTTCCCTCAGTATCCAGTGTTGAGGCACCTCCCATGTTACGGGTGCCCTCCATGGTGTACTGATCACGACGGTATTCTGTTCGCTGCTCAGTTCCTCCACCAAAGAATCCCTTCTTGGTTTTATCAAGATTGAGAGACCTTTCTGACTCTAGAATTTTAGGGTCATTAGCACGATATTCAATTTCGTACCCATTTTTTCCGGCTTTAATTTTATAAGATGAGTATTCACCTCTAGGTAAGTTGATCATGGGCGCAGACGGCTCGGTTTTTAATAGATAACCTAAGACGCCAATGTGGGCAACACCAATCAGTGTTCCTACTCCTAATGTAAACCATTTGAATACAGAAGGGGACCTTTTATCACCGTTTTCTGACATATAGACCTCCTATACGTAATAAAAAAGACCCCAACCTAGGGTCTTATATATCTATCTTTAATCCTCATATATCCGACACTCGTCGGTCTCAGGATTCATTTCACAATATAGCTCTAAAGCTGTAGGATCGTGATGGTCCTCTGGATGCTCTTTGTGATAATACTCAAGTTCCCGAAGTTCTTCCTCGATGTGCCTTCTCTGCTGAGGAGAGGTAGTTGGGTTTGAAAGAATTTCTTTGTCTTTAGCAATGTGAGCTTCGATGTTTTCCATAATTACTTAGATTGTTTGTATTCGGAAAAAGAGGCGTACCCTCTAATTTGAACTAGCTGATCGTAGGCGGCTTCTCCTTTTTCGATCTTTGTCCCTCCATCATAACACCAGGCGTATCCATCGTCAACTATTTTCTTATTATAACACTCCTCGCCCTTATAGAACCAACCTAACATCCGGCCATACTTACCGTCTTTTTCAGTTCTAACCTCTAGTTCTTTAGGATCGCAGCCAAACCATGTTTCGGCGTAGCTAGTTGCGTCTAATCCTAGAAGTTTTTCATCTTTATCCCTGGTTCGTTTTTCTGGAGTATCGATTCCAGCAATCCGAACTCTTTCTTTTTTAAAGAGCCCAAAGCCTAAATCTAAAATAATATCTACAGTATCACCGTCTACTACCTTTACTACTTCTTTGATTCTGTATTCGTACATTGTGTTTTTTCTTTCTTTAATCGAGAAAGAAGTAACTTTGCGTACGTAACATCTCCATCGGAGTAGTGATTAGGATGTTTTTTGGCTATTTTTATCAGTTTTTTTGCTGCTGCTTTCGCATGCTTTCGCTTCATGTTGTCGTATCACCTCCACGTCTTCTATATATCTTATAAACTCGTTCACTATGTTACTTACGTCTTTACCCCCTTGTGAGATCCACATATCGCAAAACTCATAGACTTCGCGTTTTAGAGTAAAGGCTTTACCTAAGATCTCAAGAGACTTTGCTCTCAAATCCATACGTTCTTTAGAATAGCGCCAGTCGTTAGTCATGGGGATGTATATAATATACAATGCAAGATGACGGGATCGAACCGCCGACCGCCTCGGTGTAAACGAGATGCTCTACCGCTGAGCTAATCTTGCAAGAAAAGGCTCACGCCTTTAGGAGTTCCTCTACTTTCTTTTGATCATTGTCAAAAATTTCAAGGCCTTTATCCGTGAGGATATGCTCGTACATTTGCTCAAATACCTTAGGAGGCATTGTTGCGATTTCGGCTCCGTTATACCAGGACCTAATAGCTCTTTGGACTGACCGAATGGAAGCAGCAAGAACTTTAGTGCTTCTCCTGTGCATGCAGTATAGCTCAGAGATACTCCGAACAACTTCAAGACCTGCAACAGACTGATCGTCAAGTCGGCCTACAAAAGGAGAAACATAAGACGCCCCGGCTTTGGAAGCTAATACAGCTTGAGCAGCGCAGAAAATCAGAGTTACATTGATCCTAATACCCTCTTCTGAGAGTACTTTGCAAGCAAATAAACCCTCCTTTGTACAGGGTAGCTTGATTGTAGCCACCTCGCCAAACTTTTTAGATAGCCTACGGCCTTCATCGATCATCTGCCAATCAGTTCCAACGACCTCCATACTAATGTCTTGGACTCCGATGTCTTTGATTTCCTGATAAACATCTTCTGGGTTACGTCCGCTCTTCATAATAAGAGTCGGGTTTGTCGTAACGCCATCGATGAGACCAGTGGCAAAGTGATTACGAATAATTTCAGTATCAGCGGTATCTAAAAAGATTTTCATAATTAAGAAACGTGGGCTGTGCCAATCATACCGGCACCTTTATGGGGAGCGCACCAGAAGGTGAAGTCGCCGGCTTCAGGGAAGGTTATGTCAAAAGACTCTCCTCCCGCAAAAGCTAGATCATCATGAGACCATTCTGGGTGATCCTCAACTACAACGTTATGAGGAGGAAGCATTCCGTTTACAAAAGTAACCGTATCTCCCGCAGAAATATTTATTTCAGATGGCTCAAAAACTAAGTTACCATTTGCTCCCATTGTGACTTCAACAGCCATTGCAGGAAGAGCAAAGAATAAAGAGGCAAAAATAGCGAGTAGAAATTTCATCTTTTAGTTAGTGGGTGAAAGGGTTCTACTATACCTTCACTGGAAGGGATACACTTGTAGGTGTAATATGAGGACTTCCAGACTTTCGGACTCCTTGGTATCGGATTCTGTGCAAGCACAGCGGGCACCACCCCTGTCCTAATATACCTTACCCCGTGCCTCCACAAGGGTTATTCGGTCACACCCTATGGACTCTCCGTCGAGAATCCAAAGCGGGATATCGGACTCGAACCGACGACATTCAGCTTGGAAGGCTGACGTTCTACCACTGAACTAATCCCGCAGAACTCAAGAATTATACCATGTGCTTGAGCTTTTTAACATAGTCATAGGCATAAAGTTCACGGCTACCTTTGATACCCCACCCCAGCCAATAATAGGCCGGAACCATATATTGAGATACAGTTTGTCCGTTTCCTTCAAACATGGGCAGGTATCTTTGAAAAATGTTCTCGTTGATCATATAACGAGTTTGTCCTTCCAAAGAACTAGGATCGCATCCATATTTATCGCAGAATTTACCCAGGTTATTATATCTTCCTACTGAGGTCCACTGAATAAGACCATAACCCCCACTATGGCAAGAGTCGTAAGAAACTCGAGCCCCTCCCTCGCATATGTTGGGAATAAACCTACTTTCCTGTTTAATGTTACCCATAATCGTCGCAAGAGCATTACGATCGGTGACTCGAGTGTGTTCTTGGAGTTCTGAGAGGACATATTGTTCTTCAGGTGTACAATCAGGACATTTCCAAGTCTTTTCTATTTCAACTTTAGGCTCAAACGGCTCGACAGGGATTGCTACCGGCGGTGGAGCAGTCATCAAAGGAAAAGCAATTGCTCCACCAAAAACTGCACCAATAAAAGCGTAGTTAATCAAGTTACTTCTCATAAGGGACAAATGCGCAAGAAAGGACTTGAACCTTCACGTCGCTAGGACACAGGTACCTAAAACCTGGGCGTCTACCAATTCCGCCACTTGCGCATCACTAGATAATTATACCAGGTAAAGCGCCCGCTGTCAACTAGAAAGGAAGGGCTGGTCCGGTAGTCTTAGGAACCTCAGGTACTTCAGGGATTTCCACTACTGAGTCAATAATACCAGGAAGGGCCCTAGTGATTTCTTCTGTAACTGCCGCTTTCGCGTTATCTACTACGTCAGTGATGATTTTATCCTTGTGTTTGTACAGATAAACCCCGCCACCAACAATACTAGCAGAAACTACAAACGACGATAACGCCATTAGATTAAATAGACCTTGCATAGTTCTAACAAGTGTTGCAAGGAACTTTAATCGATTTTTAAGCCTACCGACGGACTTGAACCGACGACCTGAGCTTTACAAAAGCCCTGCTCTACCAGCTGAGCTAGGTAGGCAAATTTTCAAGTTTTTTCAACTTGAAGTACATACTATAGAATCTCTTTTTCATGAGATCAATCATCTCTTTTTCTTCGTCAAAGCCCATTTCCTTTAAGAGAGCAGATGAGCCTTCTAACTCACTCAGTAATCTTGCCACGGTGACCGAACAAATCTCTGTCTTCATAAGTAACGATGATTCTTTTCTCGGAAACTCCATTGCTATATACGATAGTCTCCATTTTCACTTCGCCATGAAGGAGTTTGGCTGCTCCTTGGATTTGTTGTATCGCAAGGATATCTTTAGTTTCCTGTTCCATTATACTACTTATTATTTGAAATAGGAGGCCTTTCTCCAAGCATAAGCGCATATAAATTCTGTGCTTTTACAAGGAACTTTTGGTGATAGTCGACCCAAGTTTTGACTTCTGCAAGCATCTCTTCGTAGGCTTGACGGGCGTCTACATCTTCATCTGTGAGATAATCACCAATGGCATCTGCCATTCTATCACGTCTTTGCTCAGCGTAAGTTTTCAAAGCATCCTCTTGAGATTTGAACCAATTAGACCAATTAGACTCTAAACTGTTAGTGTCCATTTTGTTTTTGAATGTAAGCGTCTTGATTTGGCATAATCATATCATTTTGCCATAGATAAACAGCAGTAAAGATAAAACTGTTAATCAGGAAGAAAACAATTAAATCTGTAATAAGATAATTCATCTTCATAAAAACATTCCCTTATTGCTCATGTATTTGAGAGTCTCGTTCATATTGCCAATATGGCTGAGCCCGATAGTAACTTGAGGATAGGTTGCTTCAGATCCGAACTCCCCTTTAAACGCTTCTTCGGAAAAATGTTTTCCTAGCTTATATTCTAGGAACTCACCTCCGAGATTTTTAAGGAGAGAGGCCATGCGTTCGCACTCTTGGCTCCCATTTGAATAGATAACTGCAGTTTCACTCATAGCGAAGTGTTTTGAGGTATTCTAACACGTTTTCTCGTACCCACATTAACTCATGATAGCACTCTTGATTGTGAGCACATCCACGAAGTTTATCATCGGGCTTATGAACGCTCTCGATAAAAAGATCTAAGCCCCTGTTCCATTTGTCTTTGTCAGTCACGTTGCCTCCAGTCGTCGGTTTTTTCTTGACGAAACCAATCTACGATCTCGTCAGCTCCTGAGAATCCTGTTCTGTGATTAGATGGATCAGGATCCCCAAGGTCCATCTTGTTCATAAAATCGTCCAGGCCTCCTTCTGGGGCGTCTGGATTTGCCGCTGTTCTCCTTGCTTTTCTCAACATTTCTGCTGCAGATCTATTAGCCCTAGCTAGTTTGTCTGCCCAGATCATGTCATCAAGCTTCACTTCTTCCCCGTTAACGATCCGCTGGCAAATAAACTCCAGCCTGAGGCGATATTTAGTTGATAACATTTAACCGATGTTTTGTATACTTTAATCTATAAGTTTACTTTGTTCCCCTGCAATAATATCACCACAAAGGTCTTTAGATAGACGATCTCTAAGATTATTAATCTTATCTTCCGTGTACATTTTAAAGTTTCCTCGTTTGTCTACTTTTTTATAGTAGTGAAGAGCGTTGATGATCATAGTAAAGTCGTCCATAGAAATGTCTACTTTCATTAGATCTTTCCTATGACCTCTTGCTGCTTCATGTATAGTTTCACGTAGGATTTAGCGAGTTCCCTCAAAGCCGACACATCTTTTATCTCGTCTATAGCCCTAGACGCTTTTTCAAACTCAAATGCTTTTGAAGGAGTATCAAGAGTAATTTCTTCAGGTTTCATAATGTTTCTTAACCCATTTTTTTAAAGAATAGTATCTCTCTTTCCATAGAGAGTCAGATCTATCACTTTCAACAAGGATAATACCATCCTTGAATGTGATTAGTTTTCTGGGAAACGGGGCGTAGTAAGCGGTCCATTTGGAAGGATAAACTTCTATTGTCCCACTCATTATATACGGAGAAACTTTACCCCGTTGTCCATTAGGAACAGATCTATACACATCTAAGGGACCTTTCCTTTCCTCCTCTGGAGTTTTTCTCCAATCTTGAGTTCCTGCGTAGTCTATTCTAAATAGTCTGCCTTCTGGATCAATCCAAAAGCATTCACAAAGACCGCTTAGATCTTTTGTCTGAAGCTCTTTAGTAAAACCCGGGCCTAAATCGTACGAGGACCTGATTGTATCGAACATTCCCATTTTCATTTTCTGGTTGATTATTCCAATGGCGAATCACGCCGGCAACGATAAAACAATTAGTAACGAGATAAGAAACAAGTATAATAGTCCGTATGCCAGCCACGTAGTTATCATAGGGCTCTGTTTTTTCATCAGAAAAACTTCCTAAAGAATACTTCCAGATGCTAAGAATTTTACTCATGGCTTAATGTATCCTTCATCGACCAAATATTTTTTTGTTAGAGGAGTGGGAGGGTAAACTTTCCACATTTCTCCAGCCGCGCACGCCTCTAGAGCTTTCTGAGTCATACCTTCAGTGCGTCCTGCCCATCCAGCTTCCGCTTCCCAAGGAACGGCGTGCTCTGGGTAGGTGCGTTCTGCTAATACCCTCCAGATCATAGGAACATCATCCTCGGGCTTAATAATGGCGATTAGGCTATTTTCAATAGTTCCCGCCATGCAATCTTGTGCTGCATGCCAGCCCTCATGGCGCATAACTTGCATTAATACGTTAGGCTTATTCATATACTTCCTATTTAGGAAGAAGTTATTGCCTACTGTATGATACACACCTCTGTGTCCTACAGGAAAATATTTTTCGTCAGCAAGAAAGACTTTAACGTTTACTTGCCTAAGAGCCATAAGCATCCTATTAAATTCATTAGAGGCAAAAGTAAATTCCTCAGTATTAGGATACTCAATAGAGAGATCTAAAAGAGTGTTAATCTCTTTAACACCATTTGTGCACTCTCTAAGAAGCATGCATCCCATAGCGTCGTTGCTATAGAATCCTTTAGTGATCTTATCTTCGTTCGCGAATACAACTGCTGGAAGCAAAGTAAATGCGCCGAGTGCTAGAAGAAGTTTTTTCATAAGTTAAATGCGAGTAGGGAGACTTGAACTCCCACGGGCTAATGCCCAACAGATTTTAAGTCTGGTGCGTCTACCGATTCCGCCATACTCGCTAAGGTGGGGGATGAGAGGATCGAACTCACCTTAGGCGAATTATGAGTTCGCTGCATTCACCAGATTGCTAATCCCCCAATAGGACTGCTGGGACTTGAACCCAGATCACTCCGTTATAAGCAGAGGGCCTTTACCTTTAGGCGACAGTCCCTTGAACAGTTTTCCAATCATTCTCAAAGATTTCCATTCCTTTATCAGTGAGAATGTGGTCATACATTTGATCAAAGATCTTAGGGGGCATGGTGCAAACATGAGCACCATTATAAAAGGATCTTACAACCCTTTGTACACTTCTAATTGATGCTGATAGTACCTGAGTTTGTATCCCTTGTATTCTATACAACTCAGATATGGATCTAACAACCTCTAGACCTGCAACTGATTGATCATCAAGTCTTCCAACAAAAGGTGAAACATAAGTTGCACCTGCTTTAGCAGCGAGAATTGCTTGAGCAGCACAGAATATAAGAGTCACATTAGTAGAAATTCCTCTATCAGCAAGTTCTCTGCAAGCTTGTAGTCCATCTCTTGTACATGGTACTTTGACTGTGCATACATCACCAAACTTATCATCAAGTCTAATGCCTTCACTAACCATGTCATTTACATCACCCATGACTTCCATGCTGATGTCTTCTATACCTATCTCATCTATTTCTTTATAGACTTCCTCAGGATCTCTACCACTTTTTTTAATTAGAGAAGGATTTGTTGTAACACCTTCAATTAATCCTGTCTTAAAATACTTTCTAATTACTTCAGTATCTGCTGTATCTAAAAAGAGTTTCATTAACTTTCTTTATCTTGTTTATATAGTTGGTCTGGAAGATCAGATGCAGGAACCATTATAGCCCTATCACCTGTTTCTGGATTTTCAACTCCAATAGTTTCTCCATTTTCAACTCTTTCAAGGAGTTCATCCCAGTTTTCTTGCCATTGTGCCACTGTGTAAAATTTCATCTGATTTATGTATGAGATAAGTATAGCACCTTATTATGGTGTTGTAAACTTCTGAAGTTTACTTAAAATGGTTGTGTAAGCAGGTATCAGATCACCTTCATCATTTCTAAAAAGGTCTTTGTCATATTTTTGGTTATCACTTTTACTCCAAAGTCTCATAGAATCTGGAGATATCTCATCTGCCAATAGAAGATCACCATGAGAGTCAATACCAAACTCAACTTTAAAGTCAATTAAATCAAAACCAATAAGATTAAAGATGTTGAGAAGATATTCATTAATCATTTGGGCTTGTTCAACAAGAGGCATGGGATCTATACCCATTAATTTAACTCTGTCTCTTGTAAGCAAAGGATCATGCTTGTTATCATCCTTTAAAAAGAATTCCACAATGGCAGGTATAATTGGTTGACCT